AGGTCATATTCAGTTTGTGATAATTTCACGCCCTTCAATGAATCTTTAAACGCGACTTCACGCTTAGCCACATCATTTCGCAACCACTTATCTGCGGTCGCACGTGTAATTGGTGGATCTGTCATTTTTACGGGTGAGCCATCTGGTTTGAATGTTGAACCATGGCCCTGTGTTGGACGATCCCCTTTAACGGGTATTACTGGCTTTGATGTAAACCCTTCATCGTTTTTTACGCCCACAAAAAAAGCAGCCGAAGCTGCTAAGACTGCTGCAATATATTTAGTCTTGTTTGACATTACAGTCACCTTTCTTTTCTAAGCTTTCTAAATAAGCTTTCAGTGCAATTTCATCGCGCTTATTTTTCTTTTTGGCGTAATACCAGTTCATTAAAAAACCAGCTAAACCAATGATGATACTGACCCAAAATGCTAAATCGATTGACCCGATCCACGCCGAAACTGCTCCTGCCACACTTCCCCCGTATGTTGCACCCTTACTGGCCGCCAAAGCGGTCGATGTATCTATAATTTGCTGATTGTCTGCCATGCAGCCCCCTAATTTCGGCAATAAAAAAGCACCCAGTTGGGTGCTATCTAAGAAATTTCTAAATTAAAAATTTACTGCTTCAATTTCTTCATATGTCAAAGCAGTTTCAATTTTCTGTCGTGCAATACGCCCTCTTTCGTGAACGCCTGCAATATGTGCCTGCAAAGCAGCGTAAAGCTCTTTAAGCTGCTGCGCTGTCAATTCAACTGTTGAGTTATCTGCAAGTGTCCATGTTTGATCTACCTCCGCAGCAGCCGCACCCATGATACGACCTTGTGACACTTGATCTGAGTCATAAATATTGCCCTCAAACTCAAAACCACCAAACTCAAGTTGATCTCGCATGACTTTAATCTCGGCCCACTTCTGGGCTTTGATTTCATCCAGGGTGCGAGGGTCAATCCATTGCTTTATGTCATAGTTAAATATGTGGTACGGGGATGGCTGAGCAGGCATCTCTACCCACCCACCCTGATAAAACATATTTGAGCTTGGCGGGTCATCAACCGCAACTCCATCTTTCGGGGTGTTTAAAACAACTGTTTCTTCATTTGCATAAATCATCTGAAGAATTTCGCCATTTTTTGAAATAATTGCTGTCATTTTTTCAGCTCCAGCGCAACAAAACGAATGTTATTCACACCGAATACACCTGATGGGTGATTCAATACAACTCTTATTGCTCTACTCCCTCTATTTGCAAATCCAAGCTTAAGAGTGTAAGTCGTAGTACCAATTGTGTTATCAGTGTCTATTATCGCAAGAGCGTTTATAGCTCCTTCAAAATAGAATCCAGATTGACCAAGCACTTGTGTCGGCGGCACTTCCGCTCGCCCCACCAGAACAGACCCTTTGTATACAGAAAGCACTAATCTGAGCATCAATCTGTCATTTTCACTAAGATTGCCGTTGTCTTGAGCATAAGCAGTCAAATATGCAGATGCTGCTACATTACAAGAAGCATCAAATCTGCATTGCCCTCCTTGTCTATTTAGCGTTATCGTCGCAAGCGGGCTAAACTTTGCTTCCCACTCGGTCAATTGAGCAGTGAAATCAAAGTATTGCGGGAAAAAATTCCCAGTGGTCCGTACAATATTTGGGTTTGAGACTCCAATTGGCACTGTAACTGCTTCATTTTGAATTTTTAGCGTAGTCACCGCCAAATCATCAATCTTCCCACTAGTCACCGCCAAATTATCAATCTGCGCAGATTTCACAGCCAAGTCTTTAATATGGGACGTATCAATAGATGCATAATCCATAAATGCGGTTTTGAGATAAGCCCCTACCGGAAATACCGTGCCTGTGTTTGGGTCGGTGTAAGGCGTATTGCGGAAAATGAATGGGTAATAACCAGTGCTATCACCTGAACCAATCGCAAATGAATCAAAGTTCAGAATAAAATCAGATTCTTTGCCATCGTTAGCACCGCCCCATCCTGCAACTTTGCCGTTTACGTCAAGCTTGATGTACTTTTGCGCATACAAGCCGTTTACTGATTCGCTCACCTCCTGAATTGATGCGGTGTTTTGACCTACGGTTGTTTGCAAGGTTGTTGTTGCTTGCACGTTTGCAGAAACAGCATCAGCATTCGCTTTGATTTGTTGCTTGTATAAAGCATCGTTTTCTTTAATCGTTGCAACAACTTGATCTGTACGTTTAGATTGAGCCAAATCGCCTTCAATACGTGCAGATTGCTCCGACCATACGCCTGCATAACCTCCCTCATTACCAATTAACTCGGATTCCGAGCCGATTAAAGGCGGGGTAAGCTGTGCATATACGCCGTCAATTCTCGTAGTCTGAGCAATAATCTTATTATCAACATCTTTGATATCTGATTTAACTTGATCAAGTGCACCAGTTGATGCTTTATCATCAAGCTCAAGATTAATGGAATCAATCGCTTCGGCATTTGCCGATGATTGCTCAACTGCTACCTGTGCAGATTGGCGTACAGTTGCAAGAGCACTATCATTACTTGCGATATACGTATCAATCTTTTGAACTGTTACTTTATCGCCTTCAATTCGCGCTTCAACTTCTTGCCGTGCGTAAGCACGTAAATCATTAACTTCAACAACTGTCGTATCAATACGCTTACTAAGTGCTAAATCCCCTTCGATCATTGCCGATTGAACAGACCATGTGCCAGCGAAGCCCTGATCATTACCGATCAAATCAGACTCAGATCCAATCAAAGGTGGATTTAACTGTGCATATACACCGTCCGTTTTTTCTGCTACAAGTGAAAGATCATTCGCAACAACTTGAATGTCTTGCTGAACTGCTGCAATACCATCTTCACTTGACTGTTTAACAGTATTTACAACTTCAAGAACACCTTCATCACCATCAATAATTTGCTGTGATAAACCATCTTTGGCTTGCTGAATAGCGTTTTGTCGATCAATGACTTCTTGTGCAATCCGATCTTTCGTATTTTGAATATCTTGCTTAATTGGTCCAATTTCAGCATCAATAGTCTCAATATGATCAATCTTGGTTTTAAGATCCTGACTAAGTTGTGTTTCACTTATTTGATTGTTCAAGAGCTCAAGAACATCTGTTGCATCGGCAGAAGTTGTCGCATGAGTCCAGTCCGACCATGATCCAATGTTTCCAATCCTATCGATCAAGCGGCCACGATAAAATTGAGTCAGATTTGGCTGCAAGCCTTGAATCGTATGTGTGGTAGTTGGATAAGCGAATAAGCCCAATTGAGTAATGTTGCTGGTACCATCCGGTGAAACCTGAATCTCGGTATAAGCTGTATCTAGAGCACCAGTTGCAGGGAAACCCCAATTCAGTTGAATGCCAAATAAGATTCCTGTCGCTTGGATAAATGCCAATTTTGGAGGTAAACCCTGCTTACCAGAGAGTTCAGTCAAAGTTGAATAAACTGGTAAAGAAGCGATCTCAAATGCAGAAATCGCTGTTACACGTGCTTGATACTGCCCTGCATAAATGCCTGGTACTTCGACTGAGTTGTTGCCAGTAATTGGCAGCTTAATCCAACTACCATCATCTTTACGCCACTCAACCTGATACTTAACTGCACCTTTTGCTTGCGCCCAGGACACAATCATTGTTGCTACGTTAATTCCCTGGTCTACTCTGCTTTCACTTGTAATCGTTAAATCAGAAACAGGGTCTTGTAGTGACGGGTTCACAATCGAAATCGGAACCTCATCAAAATAAGCACCTTTATCGATCGCATCAAATTTGGCTGGGTTATATTGAAGTGCAGTCACTGAAAATTGATGACTTTCGTCTTGAGTAATCGAGATCACTCGAAACTTCATTGTTGCTAAATCTTGGGCATCCATTACCCACACATTTTGAGTAGCAATAGCGTCAAACTCATGAGTAACAGTAACAACTCGACCAGAGATAGATTGAACAATACGCGCTTGAGCCTTTCCATCCTCGCCATTAATAATCAGCCTGTCACCGGCAACTGCGACCACATCATCACGGTCAAGCGTAATGCTTTTACGATCTGCTGAAATAGCTGATACACGACCACCATTTGCACGACCTGCAAATAAAGGATCAGCAACTTCAATCACTTTCCCCGGCAATGGTATATAACCGTCCAGACCAACCTTGAAGGACACAGTACGTGTTTCAAGTTGCTCAGACTCTAATGCCCACCAGCCTGCTCTCTGCGCTTGTCCACGCGAAGTGCATCCCCAAGCATCAATTTCCAAAATACGAACTTGGCCGGCCTCAGCAATCGCCTTTTCATCGCGAACAAACTCATATTCGGTTTTGTAGTGATTAGCTGGGTTATCCCATGCAATTTTTACAACATTATGTCTATCTCGAGCACGGGTTCCCGCGTACTCAAAATTGCCATCAATAACATTAGCCCGGGTATACGTGAAGTAAGTATCTTGGGGAATATCCGCATCACAAATAATGCTATTACCATCCCAAAATGTGATAGCACGGAATACACCAGCTAACTTAGTTAAAATCTCAAATGCACCTTCGGCACTCTGAAGATAAACGTTACAAGTAAAGCGTGGTTCTTGACCGCCCAACCCATCCGGCACCATTTGGTCACAGTATTGTGCTAAACGATATAAAGACCACTTATCAACCATTAGCGGGGTTAATCGGTCACCCAAAGCATAACGGTCTACGGTGCATATATCGTAATAGATCCAAGCTGGATTATTGGAATATGCCTCTTTGAAAGTACCGTCCCACATTCCAATATACTGACGTGTAACCGGATTATAATTTGTAGGGACTTTTAGGATTCTCCCCTTCGCATCCACAGCAACTTTAGCAACGTTTCCAAAGGTCTCGGCATCGTATTGAAGGCCCAATAATGCTGTGTTTGGGTAACGTAATTTCGCATCGATCACTTCTGTAACAGCTGCAATATACATCTTGTCGCTGATATATTCAGAAGATGAGTTCGGCGTCAGACGGCGTACACGTACAAGCCAACCAGAATCAGCTCGAGGCAAATCAATGCGGTGTGCTCGCTCGTAATTTGCAGAAGTCTTATCTGAAATCTTGGTTTTTAGTACTTCAGTCCAGACACCTCCATCAGTCTGTAAATCGATTGCGTATTCGATCGTTACGCCTGATACATCACCATTTGTAGCATTCTGAGTACGCAAAGGACCCCACTTTAAGCGCAAACGAACAGCATCAAGATCAAGATTACTAAAAGCTCGAACCCATGGCGTTTCAGACTTTAACTCCACATCGATGGCGGTTTCACTTTCGACTGCTGGAAAACCCTCAATGTATTCCTGATCATTAGTACCATTTCTAAAATCAACTTTTACATTTTCAAAGTTAAGGCTTCCATCTGCATTCTGAAGTGGAGTTTCTTCTAAATAAATTGACTGAAGCCCATTAGCTAAACCTTCAATCTCGCCTTCAGCTAAACCATATAGAACCTTGATAAAAGTTTTCGATTGTGCAGAATCTGGTGAAATGACAGGTTGCCGTTGTTTTTTACTGCCTTTTTTTGCGCCTACTACTGCATTCATAAGAAATCTCACGCAATAAAAAAGGCGCTAGAAAGCGCCTGTTAATTAAAATTTACATCTGATCTTCTGGATATTGACCAGCACTGATAATGAAGCCGCCGATTTCCCGTTGACCATAAAGAATTGGAACAGGATTACCTTGTGCAACTGTAGTTACTGCACCGCCAAAGCCTTTGTTGGCACGGTTGCCGTCTTGGTTTTGGTCTTGAGTATTATCAATTTTTGGCATGAGCATTGATGCAACCCCTCCCATAGCCATGCCAGCACCTGCACCTATCAATGCAACCTGAGCAGCCTGACCAATACCTGGTATAAATGAAGCAGCTATCAGAATCGCACCAAGTACAAGTTGCAAAATCCCATTATTGCCACCAGCCCCCATTACACGCGGGACGATATGAATAGTGTCTGCTTCAGTATTCATGTCTAGCTGCTCTTCACCGATGTTATCGCCGGTAATGAGCCGCTTAGTTTCGTGGTCATAAATCGCTGGGCGTTTCTTGCCTCGCTTATTACTTGAGTTCTTTGATTTTAAAAATACGGCAAAGCGTAGGCCTTGCTCATGAGCATGCAACATAAAGTGTTCAAAGCCAGCGATCTGAACAGATAATGCACGCATGGCTTCACGTGTATTTGCGACATCGAGCTTAAATTCACGACCGAATTTTTGCCCCAAGATGCCGTACAACTTAATTGTTTTTAACATCTCTATGCCTCAAGATTTTTACCGTTCTGGTTGACCATTGCGGTCCATAGATTTCACGTATAGATTTACGGCCGTGAAGCTGATGCAAAATTAATGTATTGCCAATACAAGGTTCGGTATCTTCGGACTTCAGCATTGCATTATCACCAAGCCAAATAATGCAATGATTTGGGTGTTCTGTTCGTGGTACTCGGCAAATCAACATATCTCCATATTGCGGAGTGTCCACTTCATAGAAACCGGCTTTCGGAAAGTTATCAATCAATATTGACGGATGATCTTTGTCCTCCCACCAGCCATCTTTTCGTTCAAAGTCTGGCAATTTAATACCTAGCTCACGATCATAAAAGTCACGGACTAGTGCATAACAGTCCTGAAAATGATGAATATAATTACGCCCCACTAAAGGGGCGCGATAACCAAATGGTTCATAAACTTGAAAATCCAGATCCGGATATGAACAAATTACCCACGGCTTTTGATGTAACTCAATTTGAATCAGATCAAGTTCCGAAGCTTTTGTTGTTCCATCTGGATGAGAGTGAACATAAGCTAAGATTTCGCCTTGATCTTCAGCACTTGCCAAATCCTCGGGATGAATTTCAAATTGATCAGATTGTTCGGCAATATTGCGACAAGGGATATATTGCTTAGCCACGATCACACCACAGCATTCCTGGGGATAGCATTCATCAGCATGGGCCATAATTGCTTTTTTAAGTTTTGATGTAAGTTTCATAAAACCTCACAATAAGCTTGAAGCTGGGAACCCACCAAACGGCAATGGTTTATTTTCACCGAACCGCAAGCGGCAAGAACGTAAACGTCCACCGCATCGATCAAGTGCCGGATTATCAGTTGGCTCATCTTTATCGGTAAACATTGCCACACCTGTGTAACCACACTCCTCGCCCCGATACTTCCCCATCATGCACCAATGACATAATGAGGTAATTTGGCGAACAGGGATTTTTAGACCTTCAAAATCGATTGGGTTAGATAACTCAAAAGCGACTTGTTGAGCATTTTCAGAAGTCTTTTGCTCGATGTACCAGATTTGCTCTTTTGATTCATTCGATGCAGTTGGATTACCCGCTGTAAAGTTTTCTGCATCAAGATATTTAGCAAGAGTTGTAATGACTTTAAGCTTTGCCCCAACAAAATCTTTAAACTGCAGACAATAAGCAGAAACGGCGTTTTGTATGCCATTTATATTGTTAGCCATGTTTAAAGTTGGTGCTGAAGCTTTACCATCTGAACGCATCTCAAGACCAGATACTTCAAGTGCCATTGGCTCAAAAACTTGTCCTTGCCAGACAATATTTCGATTCCAAACTTTTTGATCCCCAGCATCGAATATCTTTCCAATACTTCCTGAATCTGCACCGATCAATCCTTCGGAACCAATTGACATATAAATTTTTTCCCAATCTTGAAAAGCGATATGGCCATGAAAGCGTAAAATGCCAGCACCTAAGCTGCTGGCATCTAGTTCATACAAATGGATTAATCCATCAACATATAGCTTCTGAAAATCACTATTCAGACTCATGTGTTACCTCGTCATAAATCTGATTTCCATCTTTATCAAGAACTGGTACATCATCAAAAACTGGTTTACCTTCGCCATCAATTACCTGCACCCATTCAAGCAATGGTTCACCCTTTTCATTCATCACTGGTTGATTCGTTAGGATAGGTGTTCCATATTGATCTGTTTGAATATGAGTGACAGGCTTTTGATAGGTCTTGCCGTCAACAATGACTTCTTTCCCTTCATCATCAAATAAATCTTCATATTTAGTGATGTAAGTAAGCTGCGGAGCATATTTAATTTGCTGGACCATACGCGGCTGTTTTTCAGTTCTTGGAATTTTTCTAACTATTGTCTTCTTAATGCTGTTTAAACGAATATCGATCCAGCGCGGCTCGCCATTCGCATTTGTTGGTATCTCAATTGGCGCATCAAGATTTGCAACAATATCACCTTCATCATTTAGCTTTTTCTTGAAAGTTTTAATTTCAAGATCACCATTTTCTAATGTTTGATATTCAACAGCACAAATCTTATTACCGTGGGTGTCAGTTGGAATTTCAATCCACCATCCTTCTTTAGCAAAACCAGATGATCCCTTAACAAGGTAATGACCAATGCCTAGTTTTTCAAAAGAGAGAGGCTGTTCAGCAGCTTCTTCATTGGGTTCAATTTTATCTGCAAACAATTTAACAACTGGAGACGCATTTTTTAAAAATCCATTGGCATCTACTGTTGTATTTGAAGAAGTTCTGAAGAAATATTTTGCAGTAAAATCAGATGATCCGTCCGTCCAACCTGCCGCTTTGACATCTCCGCCAAATGGTCCAAAAGAAACAGCAACGTTTGTATCTTGTGTCTTCAAATAAAGAGTAGGCGCATAAAGTTGGAATACACCGCCACTATCTGCCCGAAAAATTCTAGATTGGTTTTGGACAATATTTTTTACATCACTTAAAGTGTTTACATTTAAATGTGATGTACCCATGTAACCAAAACCAAAAGCACCAACTTCCATTAGATTGCCGGCTTGAGTCCCAACCAAACGGCTTGCTGCATGGGGATTATTTGTAAAGTTTTCATTTATTTTTGCGCCGGTAGAGCGGAATGTATCGCCACCTGCACCAGTCGGTGCCGTACCTAGATTTACTGTTTGAATCGTCATTTTCTTACTCGCATAAAAAAAGCCCCTAAAAAGGGGCATCAAAGGGGTTTAAATTAAGGGTAAAAAACTTGGGTGAATGTCGTTGAGATTTGCCATACATCACCGCCTAAACAACGGGGCTGATACTCACCTGTTTTTACTCGAACCTCACCATCTAAAGGTGAATCCCAAAGGAAGGAATCCGCACCCTTATGATCATCAAAGAATGCTTTGATTTGCATAATTTCGGCTTTATAAGCCGTTCTTTGATAAGTCCATTCACCAGATCGGTTATTGATACCAATTGAAGTATTCTGTTCATAACCATCGCCAAATTTGCTTGATAACGTATTAAAGCTCTGCGAACCTGAATTACCCTCTAAATCTTGGCACCAAGTGAATTTACGATTACTCATCTTTTTTTGACCACTCAACTTTCATACTTACCGGACTATCTTTAAAACGTTTTTTGCAACTTTCTAGATCCTTCGTATCTTGATCTGGAGCGAATAAACCTGCCCGCCTACTTTCACGAACTGCCCATTCTTTTACATGTTTGTTTAGTAGCTCTGCAGCTTTAGAACTCTTAGATTGTTTTTTAAAAATGAGGGTGAATGACAATCCAAAGACGAAACCCGTTGCATATTCAATTAGATTAAAATCAATTAAATTTGCACTTATGTAGAAAACTACAGCAATCAATAAAGCAAGCAGAAAAGTCATAATGTACTTTTTCACTTTTGTACTCCCATTAAAAAACCCACTCAAGAGAGTGGGTTACTTTGATAATAAACCGCCTTGTCGCTGCTCTTGCCGGATAATCGTTCTAACAGCATTGCCGATCATTTGCCCAAGCTGCTTAGAGTCATTTTGGGTATCAGTTTTGCTTGATCCATCCGGATTAACTGTTACATAAACATTGATTGGAACTTGACTCGAACTGCTTTGTGTTTGATTTGAATTAATCGCATCAAATTGTCGTGCCTCCCGTCGGGCTGCTATAGCTTCACTAGTATTATTAGAAACATAACCTCCATTTGCATAACCACTTGGTTTACTTTGACGCATGCTTTCAACAACGCTAACACCACCCCAGCGTTTGATATCTTCTTGCGACCATACGACTTCGCCTTTATGCACAATCCCTGCTGGAGTGTGTTTAAGACCATTACCGGTATAACCGCCATCCGCAAATCCTTGCGGGGTTGCAGCTTGGATGAGAGATACAAATGTACCTGATTTAATTGTCGCGATCGCTGCTGCTGCCGCTTTTTGGTACCAAGTACCTGGCTCATTTGCGTAAGCATCTGAAGCAGCTTTCCACATGTTCATTCCAGCCTGCGCCAATGCGAATGCCCGCTGACTTTCATAAAGAATGCGGTATGCACTTGATGACTCACCAAGCATATTTTTAAACATGCCAGCCAATGCCCCTGTGACACTAGCTCCATAACCCAACTGGAGATTCATTGAATCATTTTGATAAGTAGATTCAATCAATTTCAAACGCTCAAAGTGTTCTTTCATGATTTGTTCACGTTGTGCATTCAGAGCCACCATATTTGCATTTGGATCTTTAGCTTGAATATCAAGTGCAGCTACTTGAGTATTTGCTAAATTTAGAGATTGAGCCCTCCGATCAGTGCGCGTTTGGTTTAGTTGGTATTGCTGACTATTACCAGTCATATCGGCTTTAGTCTGATCCCAATTTTTACTAGATTGAAAAGCCTTATCTAGAATCTCTAGACGTTCTTGCGCCTTAGATAAAGATAGGCGTTCCCGTCGTTCTTCTTCATCCTTAGTAGTTAATTCAATCTGTTCCCGTTCAATACGATACCTTTCCTTAATGGCATCAACTTCTGAATACAAGAACTGTCTGGCCTGAAATAAACGTTGCTCTTGAGCAAGTTTTAGTAAACCTAATTCTTGTTGCTGCTGTAACTTAAACGAATCAATCGCAATTTTGCGCTGTTCTTCTGTTAATTTCCCCTCAGCAACCAGACGTAATGAATTGGTTTCATATGTGTAATCAAGCTTTTGTTCTTCAGTCCACTTATAACCATTTACTTCAAAATCAAATTGTTTTTGAGCTAATTTATCTTCAGCATCAAAACGCTCATTAATTTTTGGGATTAAATTTGATTGACCTAAAATGGTTGCTTTGTTGATTTCCTCCTCTCGTCTTTTGCTTCTAGCAACTGTTTCTGAGTCATATGTTGCCTGTAGCTGTTTAACTTCCTCAAGAGTTTTAGCGCGTGCCTTATATGCTTCATCTTCGAACTTCGAAAGATCGCCGATTGCTTTTGAGGCTGCTTCGGGGTTATCTCCTAAAATTTTACTAAGCTGATTATAGTAAGAGTCTTGTTTGGCTAAATGCTGTGAAGCTTTATCTTTGCCAAGCTTTTTCCCTTCATAATCCCACCCGATAAAATTTTTCCCCACGATTTTTTCTAAACTTCGATAGTCTAAATCATCATTAAGAAGAGCGGCTTTAGATTTGCTATAACTTTTATTAGTCATAACCTCTTGCAATAAAAACTTAGCTTGCGCATCTAAAGCATCTTGGGTTTGCTGGATTTTTCCATTTTTATCTAAAACACCTTGTCCCTGTAAGGACTGCATGAGTTTAGTTGAGCGAGTCTTTTGCCAAGAAATAAATCCAGTATTTGTATAACCATTATTTTCATCCTTATGGCTACCAAACATTGCCTCATTTCTAAAATCATTCTCGCGCCCAACTTGAGCTGTCATTACTCGTGCTTGCTTATCTCCCAATCCAGCATTACGGAAAGCCTGATATACACGAAGCATATTTCTCACTCGCTCATTATTCCCTGCAAGTAGAACAGCTTGTTTGGCAGCCTCTTTGGTTTGCTTTCTTTTAGCTTCAGTTAATTTATCTTCTCGCTCCTGTTGTTCTTCAATGATCTTGAGATTTCTAAGTGCGCTATCAATTTCATCTTTAGACAAAATTGCGCTCATTCCTTTTGCTTTTTGCAATTCTAAAATGGCATTAGCTTGAGCAACGGTGTAACCTTTATCAAGCCATCCTGATTTATAGATTGAATCAATAACACTATCTTTTTGCTTCGCTTGATAATCTTGTAAAGCCTTTGTTGCCTTTTCAGCCTCACTAGCAGTATTCCCCAAAGCATCCGCTTGCTGTTGATGCTGAGCTGCTGCATTCTGAGCTTTATTACCGGTTAAAGTTACTTCAACACCGAAGATTTTTAACTTGTCAGCAGATTGAGCTGCTTTAACTGAATTTTGATCATATTGGGCAGCTTGCTTTTTAAGATTTTCATATAGTTCTGTAGGCAACTTAATTTTATTTAAACGCTCGATAGCTTCTGCATAACTAATAGTTCCTTTGCGTGCTTCTTGGGAAATATTTTCTACTTCCCTGTTGCCACGAGCATAGTTTTCTATATCAATTAATGCAGCTCCTACAGCAAGAGATGACTTACTCAAAGCTTCATTTTGGGCATTGAATGCTGCCGTTAAATCATCAACTGCCTTTGTTTTATCATTGCCAGCTAATTTCTTTAATGCTTCGTCTGTCTTTTCTGCAACTCGAGCCTGTTCTTCAAGCTTTTTATTAGCTTCAGCTGTGTTGTCACGCATCAAAAGATATCCAGCAGCCAGACTTGCAACTGTAATACCAATACCAACTGGACCACCAAGTAAACCTAAAAGGCGTGAACCAATTCCTACAGTAGCAGCGCCCGCAGCAGCTGATCTCGATTGAGCTACTGCCAGAGCCTCCTCAGCTACAGCCAATTCTCTTGTGACTTGAGCCTCAATCTTCTTAAGCTCAGCCATTCTGGTAATTGTGGCTGTTCGCCCTTTTTCAGTGATTTGGGATTTTAGTCGCTGTACTTCTAGAGCCTTCTCAGCCGCAATAGCCGCTAAAGTTGCTTGGGTATTTGCTACAACTGCTTGAGTAGAAAGTACTTGTTGAGCTGCTGCTGCTCTATCTGCTTGTATTGCCGTATATTGTGCAAAGGTTTGAGCAGCTAATTCTTTAGTTTTCGCTGCTACGGCTACACCTGATGCATAAATAGCAGGAATATATGTTCCAAGCCAGTATGCGCCACCAACCATCATTGCAGATGTTAAAACATCTAAGTTACCAGCAAGCGTTTTAATAGAACCTGACAATACTTCTGCTGCGCCAGATCCCTTTCCAGACTCGCCAACAAACTTAGTAATTTCATTGTTAAGCAGCGTTAGCGATTGGCTAATAGTGATGTCTGTTTTAGCAAATAAGGCATCTACATCTGCTTGAACATTCTTTAAGGCCTTAACGATTTCTTGGGAAGTAATTTTCCCTTCCGCTGCTACTGTGCGTAACTCTCCAACAGTTATACCCATACCTTGAGCAATTGCTTTTGCTAATGCTGGGGTTTGCTCCATTACAGAGTTAAGCTCTTCACCGCGCAATGTTCCACTTGCTAATGCCTGACCAAATTGGACTAATGCTGCATCCGCGGCTTGAGCACTTGCACCACTAATTGCTACAGCTTTAGAAACCGTCTCAGTTAAGCGAGCAGTATCATCCATTGTAAGGTTTAGGGTTTTGGCATTATCGCTAAAACGCTGATAGACCTGTAAAACAGAATCCCAAGCAGAATAAGTTTTTTGTGCAATTCGAAAGGTGTCTTCAGTTGCTTTATTAAGTTCTGTTTGGTTATTGGTTACTAACTTGAGGCGGTTCTGTAAACCTGTATAAGCATCCATTTTAGAGATAGCAGTACTAATAGTAACTAACCCAGCCATGTATCCTGCAAGTTGACGTGTTGCTACAGATAGGCCATCCATTGATTTAGTGGCAAAGTCGCCTTTGCGTTCAATGCTATCCAATTCATTGCCTAGATTACGCGCATTACGCTCTGCATTTTTAGCATCAATTACAATGACGAGACGTGATTCTTGTGCCATTTTTACTTTCCTCTAGGCAATAAAAAACCCACTTACTGAGTGGGTTGGTAGGTTTGATTTATGTAGGGATAGTTTTTAAGATGAGAGCTTGTTCTCGTGATATCTCAATATACTGGCAATCTTTTGGAACAGATAGCCTACTAAAAATCCATTAAAGATTATCCCAATACCTGTAATCACCATGATTCCTGACCATACGGTCTCGGTACCATAATAAGTTCTTGGCACCTCAACTCGCCCAAATACAAGTATAAAAATAAATCCAGAAATAATACCTAGAACAATTATTCCCCATCCAAGAGCATTGCAAACTTCACTCTCGGTCATGCCTTGACTTTCTGTGCTCATGTTAATTACCAATCCGCGTTAGCTTTTTGCTGTGTTTTGATTTTTTCAGCCATTTCATCAGATGATTTATTTAATTCATCTACAATTAATTTTGCTGATGGATAGTTTTCAGTAATAGGTCTATTAGTTTCATTGTAGCGAACTCCACTAATCACCTGTGCAGGTTTGTAGTGACTAAGATTGTCGTAGCTAACTCGCATTTTTCCATCTTTTGTGTCTACACGAACAGTGAAATCTACTCGATCACCGGCAGTAACTGTCATACAATCAGCAAACCCAGAACAACGGTATGGCATATTACCTTTGCCAATAATTGAACCCGTAGTCTTATCTTCGTACTGAATTACTGCATTTGCTGAGCGAAAAGCTGTTGCAAACCATTGACGTGCGCCATCATAAATTTGGCCTTGCTTTAATCCATCTATTTGATAAACCTTTTCAAACTTTACAGGTTCTGATGGTTGCTGAGGGGTAGTAGCACACCCAACTAATCCCAAACTCAATAATCCAGTAGCCAATAATTTTTTCATGAATTTCACCGTTTGTTATAAAGTGTACTAACTTTAACAAACTGGTTAATAAAGGCGCAATAAAAAACCGCTATCTCTAGCGGTTGTTTGGGTGTTGCTTACTATTTTTGAGTAGACGGCTTAGATGTCTGCTCACCATTAGAAGCAGGCACTTTGCGAAGCACTAGGATTACTAAAATAGCTGCTAAGGTTGAGAAAGCAGCCGTTGCAACCCAAGGATAACCAGCATATAGCGCATATACTGCTACACATAGAATCCCTATTCCTATCAACACTCCAAATATTAAACCAAGAAGGAATAATTGAGAGTTATGTTTTTGATTCTCAATGTTTGCAGTGTTGATGCGTTTTTTTTCTGCCATTTGAGGGCGAGCCACTTCATGACTCATAGTCTGTTCATTCTCAACAATCTGCATTAAACGACTAGCTAGACCAGGTTGGATTTCTTCAAATGCCTTAACCAAATCAGGAGGCGGGTATGGTGAGTAGCTTTCCGCCTCTTCCACAGCAACTGATACATCATTGCCATTTTTTGTTGCGATGCCACGTTTAGTTCGACGATGTTGAGACATTAATTAGGTATTTATAATGAGTTAAGTTCAGGTTGTTTACTGCGCAAGTCACATGCGATTCTGTTGGTAGCTTTTGTCATGTTTTTACCGACTGCTTCCCAATGTTTTGCTGCATTACCAATTGGTCGCGGATCTTCCATTTTTGCAGGCTCAACAGCATGTACTGGGACACGAGGTGCTAATACAAAAGCTGCTAGCAGACCTTCTGTAAAGTACTTCATACCTTTGTTCATTTTTTATCGCCCTTATATTTAATGGGTGTCATAAAACATACAATTTTTATGACAGAAAAACCCTCTTATCATTCGATAACAGGGTCTCTATAGGAACAAGGGTACGCACTAATGACATTTATGTCAATAAGGAATCTTTACGGGAATGTCAAGGGAATAGGCGTATTATGTAACATCAAGTGCGCTATATCACGTCGCAAAGTCTAAGTTATGTACCGTACGTCAGCACTTAAGTCTTCGTCGCTCGTTGCGTCGACTTCTTATGCGCCTCGTCCAAGAACATATCGTCAAGCGTAAAGATACAGTCATTAAAGATGTAACGCTCAACTGGTAAATCATATTGCTCAACATAAGCATTAATTGCTGAGATATCTAACGCCAGAGGAACACCTTGTTCATAGCGTCTAGATCGTGCAATGGTGTTATATGCAGACAGAATTGCATTAGCTACATAAGAATAGTCAGGCGCATCAGGAAGCTTTACACCGAGGGCTTCTCTTTGCTTTTTTTCGTGGTCCGTGAGACCCGCGTATTTGTTGGCGTAGGTGTAGAGGGTTGTGACTTTCCCACAACATCATCTCGATATTGGTTCGCATCTGATTGAATCTTTTCTGATTCAGTTCGAATAAAGGACCAGAGAGAAACCCCTAAATCGCCCATGTTAAGCAATTTCGTAGCGTTCTCTGCATTGTATGCAGGTTCGGACTTTAACTGTTCGCCATTAGGACCTTCTTCGACAAATACAACACCCTTCCAGTCTTCAATTAAATG